TCCATCTTCTACGAGCAGCTTTGCCACGTTCACCTGTCCAACCTTTAGACCTAGCGCAAAATGACTTCTTACGAGCCTTGTCTTTTGCAGTTAAGTTTTTCTTTTTCGTTACCGCCGTTTTTAGTTTCGACTTTGGGTTTTTCCTTCTATGTGCGGCAACACCTTTTGCGGTCATGCCAGCACCTTCTTTTACTGTTCGATAGTTTCGCCCTTTACCTTTAGTTGTTTTGCGTATGGCTTTTTCAGCTTTTCGTGGCATCGTTAAAAACGAGTTCCTGAAGCAACCATTTTTTCATATACAGATTTAGCCATTGGTAAATCATTCATCAAGAAACTCATATTTGGGTCATTTCTAGCCATTATTAAAAATCTATTAAAACCCTCATCAGCCGTTGCTTGAGATGCTGGTAAAGGAACACCAGCGCCAACTTCTATGTTCATTTGCTGCACCCTTGGATCGGTAGGCATATCATATGTAGGCCCACTAAATGGGTTTGGTAAAGAGCCTCGACCAGTTTCACCTACATCCATATTTGCATAAGATAATGGTGTAGGGGCAGGCATAGAACCACGACCAGCTTCGCCCATATCCATATTTGCATAAGATAATGGTGTAGGGGCAGGCATAGAACCACGACCAGCTTCACCCATGTCCATAGTTGCGTATGATGGTGCTGGAGTTCTACTAGGTCTAATTTGCGGTCTAGGAATTGGTCCACTTACCGCTTGAACTATGGGCGAAGTATTGGGGCCAACAAACATACGCTCACGCTGAGATCCGTATGGATCTACGCCAAGATCATTTAATATTCCGCTTAACGGTCCACCAGAAAATTCATCGCCTCTAGTATCTCTACCACCGCCATCTATAGCATCAAATAAAGCAGGAACATAACGCTTATTTGCTTCATCAAAATAGCCAAATCTACCATCATTGTTGGCTTTTCTACGATCTTCTGCTGAAGTTCTTTCGTATCTAGCTGCGCCTTTTCCAGAACCAAGACCGCCAGACCTTGCTGTAGCACCGCTACCAAGAGGACCACCTGTTCTGCTGCCACCCGAACTTCCTCGCATAGAAGCAAAATGACTAGCGTGGGGGTTTTCCTGACCTATAGCTCTATAATGAGCCTCAACTCGTTGCATATGTTCTTCATTAGCCATTACTTCTTACCCTTCTTTTTAGATTTTTTCTTCTTAGGACGCTTCTTAGCTGTCTTTGCTGCATCTTTAAAGTCTTTATCAGAAGGTGCGCCTTTTGCGTTTTTCTTACGCATTTTTTCACCAGAACCAGCTTTAATTCTAGCCCTCTTTTTAGCAATGTTTCTATATAAAGACATTATTTTTTCTTAGCTTTTTTAGATTTTTTCTTTTTCTTAGTCGTTTTTTTAGGAGGTCTACCCATTGTAGAACCATAAGTACCCTTACCGCTCGGCATAATCATCTCCTTTATTTTTCTAAACACATACCACATTATGCAATCCCACGCAAATTGCGTTTTATGTCACCTCGCCAGCTAGAAAATGCTCCAGATAATGCAGTTGCAGCATCACTTGCCATAGTCAAACAAAGCGCATCAGCTAAATCAGGTGACGCTAATCCACGCTTACGCATCTCATCCTTACTTTCAGCTTTCATCTTACCACTAGACGTAAAGCTATATCTAATACCTGTCAATTCCGCTAACAACTGATCGTCTTTTGGCAACTTACAAGCACGATCCTCAAACCAACCCTTAGTCTTAAACCACAACTCACTACGCAAATTTAAATATGTAGCACCCATACTAGGCGCTTCTGCAACATTAACACCACGAACAGGCAACTCTAGCTCCCTCAACCTATCAACAACACCAGAACCAAGCCCAATACTATCCACAAGTATCTCTCTAGGCCGTCTGGATGGCTGTAAACCTTCATATTCTGCAACAACACGACCAACAGTCTGCATCAAATCTAAACCAGACCAAGACCTCAGCTCAGTCACAATAGAACCTTGCCGCTTGCATAACGCAGTTTTGTCATTACCAAACCTACTAACGTCTAAACCCCACACACTAGGCAAGTCCTCATCACCCTCAACATCACGATGTATTGCGTTTTCAACTAAGTGATAAGGTATGATTGTATCATCGTCAGCCTGTGGAAATTCACCTAACACTCTGATTCTAAAGGCATTACTGTCTTCACCATAGCGCAACTTCATTTCTTCAATAAATTCATCACTTACTAAAGGGCTTTCAATACATGACCAACGTCTAGTCCACCAGCTATCAGAAAGCCTATTCTGGCTTTCAAAAAATGTACCACTAGATCTAGTAGGGTTACTCAGCATAATCGTAGTTGCATTATGACCAGACATGGAACCAGCAGCAGCTTCAAATACTTGCTCAGGCACACCAGATGCCTCGTCTACAACTAACATAACGTGTTCTGAGTGTACCCCAGCAAGCGCTTCTGGCGTTTCTGCTCTTGAAGTTCTAGCCGAAATAAACATCTCACTAGGAGCAGAAGTATGCTCAACACGATCAGACTTTACATTCAGTACATCGTGAAACGCAGGCGGCAACTCATTAATCCAACGCTTCATCTCAGCAAATAAAGCATCAAATAACTGGCTAGACGTGGGTGCGGTTACGACAACCTTATTCGGGTAGTGCATTAGGAAATACCAAAGCATAGCCCAAGATGCAGCCGCGCTCTTACCAGTTCCATGTCCAGAGCGAATTGAAATTTTTCTTTCACCGTCTGCAATAGCTTGTAAAAACTCTGCCTGATAATCTAACGGCTCTAATCCAAGCACCTCCCTCACAAACAATGTTGGATTTTTAGCGTAGCGCTGGGTAAACTCAATCATCGTATTCTGAGATAAGTCATTCATGGTCAATAACCTTCATCTTACGCAGCGCGTCTAAATGCAAATCACCAATGTTAATCTGGATGTTTTGCTGACTGCCGCTACCATAACGATTTTTGTTTAAAGATGAAGCTATAAAATTATGCTGCTGCGCTAAACCTTTAGCAATACCAATATCAACCTGATTAACATTACCCTCAGCAACGTCACGATCACCGTTTAAGGCTTCTTTAACCTCAGTGTCTCGCCTATCTTTAATATCGTTAAGAGCTTCAAACGCAGCATCAGCATGAGCATCAGCCACTAAATGCTCTATCTCTCGTATAGCGTTGCCATACTTTTCGTCCTTCATCACGTTACGCCTAAAGTAGCCGCGATCTAAATCTAGTTCTTTAGCAATCATAGGAATTGTTTTGCCAGCTAACAATTCTCTCTGCAAAGCCTCAACGCCACCTCTTTGGTCAAGTTCGGATAAAGCTTTTTTTAATTTTGGTTTACCAGCCATATTCTTTCCGCAAAAGTTATGTTCAACATACTACAATTATTAATTATTAATGCCTATAGGCATTTTAATAAATAAATAATCTTAAGTATAGGTATGTCTTATTAGTTTTAAGCCCTTTAAAATATAGAAAATATTAAAATATTAGCAAAATATCTGCAAAATACTTAGGATTTTGATTTTCCTAACAATTCCTAAATTCCTAATAGGGGGTAGGGGGGGGTGTTGCGAGAGAAAATAATAAAAATCAGGGAGGTAAAATTTATTAAACAACACCCAAAAAATTCATAGCACAGATTTTACTGTATGGGAATGTAGTTATAGCATAGGTAGCTGCAAATACTTTAAGGGGGGGGCTAAAAAAATAGATCTCATTTGTATACAATTGTTCGCCATTGTTCAACATTAGCCAGAAATAGTACAATGCAAAACTTAAATGGGGTTCGGTATTGAGTTAAACAATATTTAAACATTGCGAAACAAAGTTGAACCATTGTTTTGATTTGTACTTAATTTGAACATTGGAAAACATTAGCTTGCTCTTTGTATCGCATTGTATTATTTGCGCGCGCCCGCGCCCAACCTTGTGCTTTTGTATCTGTTCGGTCGATTTTTGGCACAATCCAAACAATCGCGAACAATTGTATACTGAACGTCAAAAATTGGTCAAAAATCGCTGAGAGCTAATATAAAGCTCTCTGATAGGCCTTGTTTACTTTGGTATAGTTTAGGTCACAAAAAAGCCTTTCCCCTACTCACTGAACAATTACCTAATATCACTTAATATTTACTCAATATTATATAAATGCTTGTTAATATCTATTGATATCGCTAAAATGAACGTGTAACCGCGCACTTACTGATTCGCGCATAAGCAAAAGGAAAGGCTAACAATGAGACAAGTTTTAATAAAGCAAGTAAAACAAGGTCATGGTTTCAAGCGTAAAGAAAACGCAAAGCATGAATTCATCCGTAATCATTACAATCCTAAAGACTGGTTTGGTCCTGCTAATTATTCATGCACTAATTATGATACTGGAAATGAAATATTCCTTAAACCGACAACTTTAGTTTGGGTGGATTGATTATGCAGATATTCACTTTCAAAGCGTATGATCAAACCTTTAATGCTAAAGCTGAAAAAGGCTTAGATGTTATGGAAAAAGCCAACAAAGAGTTACTTTGGAGCAATCCAAAGTCTAAAGACGGTGCATGGTTCCCATGTACAAAGGTTAATTCTTATACATGGGTAGAAGGTAACTTTTTCGATTGATATTAATGACCAGCCTATAATTTAGGCTGGCATTTAATACCAATTAAACAAAGGAAAGGCTAACAAATGCAAAATAAATACCAAAACTTTAAAGCGTATCTAGACAAATTAGAACGCGACTCCGAGCGTGATTTTTTTGATGAATTTGACCATTTATCATTGCAAGATAATGACCAGCTAAAAAGTGAGGGTTTAACTAATGACTTTAACTAAAACTCAAATTGCCGCAAATGCTGGGCAAACATTGTTTCAATATCGCGTAAAAAAAGCTGATAGTTCGCTAATGGCAAAAACTGAAAAGCTTATTAAAAAGTCAACTAATGCTAAATTAGGTAAAAAGGTGAATAAGGGTAAATATAAAGGCTTTCCAATATTTACTTTGACGCTTGAAGAACGCGCTACTTGTCCTAAATCATGCGTTCACTGGCTGGACTGCTACGGTAATCATATGAGATATGCTTACCGATATGAGGCAGGCCCAGCACTTGAAGCAATGTTGGAAATTGAGCTTGCAGAATTACAGCGTAAACATCCTAAAGGCTTCCTTGTTAGACTACACATTTTAGGCGATTTTTACAGCGTTGGCTATGTCGCCAAATGGGCAAGCTGGTTAGGTAAATTTCCAGCCTTGCACGTGTACGGCTATACAGCGAACCAGCCCAACGCCAGCGACAAATTGGAGCGTTCCATAGGTCAATCAATCTTAAGCTTAAGAGACAATTGCAACGGACGCTTTGCGGTTAGATTTAGCGGCAATTTTGACGATAATTTTGCTGCAAATAGCTTTGACGATATTAGGTCAAAACAGGCAATAGAAAGAAAAGAGGCTATACTTTGCCCAGAACAGACCAAACAAGTTAATTCTTGCGCTGATTGCGCGGTTTGTTGGGCTGCTCAAAAGCCTGTAATATTTCAGACACACTAAGCTTATTAATGACCAGCTTATATGTTAGGCTGGCATTTCATAAGCTTACTATAGGTTTATGGTTATCTATTTAAAAAAGGAAAGGCTATATAATGGATAAAAAAGAAATATTAAACAGAATGAAAATGTTTAGCGAACGTACTATTGATAATGGCTGTTCGGAAGCTGAAGCAATGCTAGCCGCGCAAAAGCTTAGTGAACTACAAGCTAAGTATAACGTGTCTCTAACAGAACTTGACGTTCAAGAAATGGACTTTGAGATAAACTATTTTGAAGCTGGAAAACGCAAGCACCCAGTCGTCTGTTCTTTAAATGGCATTAGAGACTTTTGCCAAGTTGAAATTTTAATGCATAGTTACACTAGGCGAAATGACAACACGAGCGGCAATATTTCATTTTTTGGAGCGCCTCACAA